TTTGGAAAACGAACTTATCAAGAAGAAATCGAGTGGATCGTAGAGAACGAAAAAAGAAATAAATTCATTACCAATCTAACGATTGACTTAAAGGGCAATACATTAGTCCTGTTTAACTACGTCGAAAAACACGGAAAACCTTTATACCGAAGCATCAAAGATAAGGCAGGTGAAGACCGATCAGTCTTTTTTGTATCTGGTGAAGTAGCAACTTCTGATAGAGAATACATCCGTGCTATCATGGAGAAACAGAGTAATGCTATTATTGTTGCTAGTCTTGGCACTTTTAGTACCGGCATTAATATCCGCAATCTACACAATATTGTATTTGCTTCTCCTTCGAAATCTCAAATCAGAGTCCTACAAAGTATCGGACGAGGATTAAGAAAGTCGGATGATGGGCGAACAACCGTACTTTATGACGTTATAGATAATATTGTATCAGACGGAAAACCTAACTTTGCCATGCTTCATGGCACTTCTAGGAATGAAATCTATACTAGTGAACAGTTCAATATTAAAACATATAGAGTAAACATATGAAGTACGGTCAAATTAAGCAGTTCAAACTAACGAGCAATGAAGAGATCGTCTGCGAGGTAATGGAATGGGATAGTGAAGATAATCCCAACATTATCATTCGTGCTGCTCTCAGAATTGTTCAAGGCGAAGATGTAAATAATGGTTTTAGATTCTTTTCTTTTTCACCGTGGATGGGGTTCATGGAAGACCCTTATGACCTTGTGACCTTAAATGCTGGTCACATTATTGGTGAAAGTAATCCTGGCGATTCTTTGTTGGATCATTATGGTTCTGCTATTCAAAAATTATTACAAGAAGGTATCTCTAGACGTGATTTCGATCTTGCTGAATTTGAAGGTATGGACGAAGAACAAATCGCTAATTATATTGAATCAAAATTAGATGAAGATGATGCTAAGAGCGCATCACAGGAAACAGATGCGGACGGTAACGTCGTTCCATTCAAACCGAGGGTTCTTCACTAGGGTATATCCCCCCTCGCCGCGACAGTAAACTTATTTTATTCGCGATTCGCAAATCCGTCAAACGCTGATAGCGCATGGCAGGGTTTCCCATAGTCTATATACTTTAGGGGTTGACTGTGGTATAATGGTAATGTTAATAGGAGGGTTTATGTCTAAATCTAAAAGACAAAGCATCCACTACGTTAAGAACTCAGAATTTTCTCAAGCAGTTGTGGACTATGTTTTAACAGTCCAAGAAGCGAAAGCCAACAAGCAAGATATTCCTACTGTTCCTGATTATATCGCGCAGTGTTTTTTAAGAATTGCTGAAGGTCTGTCTCACAAGACAAATTTTATTCGTTACACCTATCGTGAAGAAATGGTGATGGATGCCGTAGAGAATTGTCTCAAAGCTATCGGCAACTACGATATTAAAGCAGCAACCCGTACAGGCAAACCTAATGCGTTTGCTTACTTTACCCAAATCTCTTGGTATGCTTTCCTGCGCCGAATCGCAAAGGAAAAGAAACAGCAGGACGTTAAACTGTCGTACCTTGCTAACTCTGGTATCGAAAACTTTATCAGTGGTGAAGAAAAAGAACAGATTTCACAATATGTAATCGGTTCGTTTGTTGATACCCTGAAAGAACGTATTGACAAGGTCAAGGCATTTGATACAGAAATCAAGGAGTATATCAAAGAGGAGAAGAAGAAACGTAAGAAGGTAGAGAACGGGGAACCCGTTCAGACTGCTATTACGGATCTTATGGGTGAGTAATGAAAATTGCTGTATTGAATGATACCCACTGCGGTATCCGCAACTCATCAGATATTTTCCTTGAGAATGCTGGCGAGTTCTATCGAAATGTTTTCTTTCCTGAATGTGAAAAGCGTGGCGTAACTCAGATCTTGCATCTAGGTGATTATTACGATCATCGTAAGTACGTCAATTTCAAAGCACTCAACCACAACCGCAAAGTATTTCTCAATGAATTGCGGAACCGTGGAATGTCTATGGATATTATTCCAGGCAACCACGACACGTTCTACAAGAACACCAATGACCTAAACTCTCTCAAGGAACTGCTAGGTCACTTCATGAACGAGATTAATATCGTCATGGAACCGACAGTCATGGAATATGGTTCACTCCGTATTGGGTTGCTTCCTTGGGTCTGTCCTGACAACAACAAAAAGTCTATGGACTTCATTGCGAACTGTAAAGCAGACTGGTTGGGTGGTCACTTAGAACTGAATGGGTTTGAACTGATGCGTGGCGTCAAGAGTACCCATGGAATGGACTCGAACGTCTTCAAACGGTTTGAGTTGGTGATGACTGGACACTTCCACACAGCATCACGTCAAGACAATATCTGGTATCTCGGTTCACAGATGGAGTTCTTTTGGTCGGATGCTCATGACCCTAAGTACTTCCATATCATCGACACTGAAACCAGGGAAGTTGAGAAGATTCGGAATCCTCACACGTTGTTCCACAAGATCGTCTACAATGACGTAGAGAATGATTATGAAGACTTTGACACTTCAGTTCTCGCCAAACACTTTGTGAAGGTTGTGGTGGTCAATAAGATGGACAACGCCGGATTCGACAAGTTCGTAGACCGCATCCAAGATGAAGATATATATGAACTGAAGATTGCAGAAAACTTTGAAGAATTTGTGGGGTCTAATGTAAGCGACGAAGGTTTACGACTAGATGAAACTCCAAAACTAATGGATGATTACATCGATGGGGTTGACACTGATTTGAATAAGGACGTAATTAAATCCAAAATGCGGGATTTGATGACACAAGCACAGTCCTTAGAAATAGCATAGAAAGTGAAAAATTATGAATAAAGATACTGTTGTAACCCTAGTCCTATTGAACGGTGCCGAGTTGGTCGGTCGTTTCGTATCACAGGACGATGATAATATTACCGTCAATAAACCCCGACTGATTGCCCCCCAAGAACGTGGTCTGGCATTTGTGCCTGGTATCACTATGACCGGCGTAGAACCGTCAGGTGACTTCGACTTCCCCCGTCACTCAGTCTTGTACATGGTTGCTACTAAGAAGATTGTAGCGGACTCATGGCAGTCAGCGGTCTCTGGTGTTGAGATGCCAAAGCAAGCAGGTTTGATTGGTCTTTAATCGGCACAATAAACCATGATAACCTTTCAGGCACTTCGTTATAAAAACTTTTTGTCCTCTGGTAATAAGTTTACCGAAATTCATTTGGACAAAAATAAAACCACATTGATTGTGGGTCAGAACGGCGCTGGTAAGTCTACTATGTTAGATGCACTGGCATTCGCTCTGTTTGGGAAACCACACCGAAACATCAACAAACCTCAACTAGTCAATTCTATCAATAAGAAGGATTGTCTGGTTGAAGTGATGTTCAAGGTGGGTAATGCCGACTTCGTTGTTCGTCGTGGTATCAAACCCAACATTTTCGAAATTTGGAAGAACGGCACAATGCTGAACCAGTCTTCCAATGCCAAGGAATACCAAAAAATCCTTGAGTCGAACATTCTGAAAATCAACCATAAGTCTTTCCACCAGGTTGTGGTGTTGGGGTCGTCTTCGTTCGTACCCTTCATGCAGTTAGCATCTGCACACCGTCGTGCAGTCATTGAAGACCTTCTGGATATCAACGTCTTTTCTAAGATGAACCAAATCCTGAAGGAAGAAATGACGGTCCTAAAGGAAACCATCAAAGAACTTAATTACCAGATTGATTTGGGCAAGAATCAAATCTTTACCCAGAAGAAGTATATTTCTGATGTTAAGTTGCTAACCGACCAAAATGTCTCTGCCAGAAAGATTGCTATCGAAGAAGCAGAGGAACAGATCAAGACTCTTACTCAAGAGAATATTGACCTGAGTGCAAAGGTTGATGCTGATCAGGGTCCACTGGAGACTAAACTAAATGGACTCACAGACAAGAAGCAAAATTTCTTATCTTACTCGGCATCTTTCAAGACCCAAATGGGAACAATTACTAAGGATGCAAAGTTCTATGAGGACAACGAATATTGTCCGACTTGTTCCCAGGACATTAGTAGTGACCTTAGAAGCGAAAAACTCACGGATGCGAAGCAGAAGGCGAAGCAACTTAGTGAAGCAATGGAGAAGTTGTCTACAGAGTCGTCTGCTGTTGAAGCAAGTATTCGGGAGACGCAAGATCTGCTCTCTGAAGTCGGATCATGGCAACAGAGCATACATTATAACAATCGTGAAATCTCTCGGTTGCAAAAACAGATTAGCGATATTCGAGAAGAACTGGATAGCACCGTTGAGACAGATCTGACGAAAGCAAGAGATGATCTAAACGACTTAGTCGAAAAGTTAGAGTCTCTTGCCGAAAGTAAGACTCAATCCAATGAGGAGTATTCTTACAAACTTGCCATTGGTGAGATGTTGAAGGATACCGGTATCAAAACAAAGATTATCAAACAGTACCTTCCGGTAATGAACCAGTTGGTGAACCAGTACCTACAGGTGTTGGACTTCTTTGTTTCTTTCGATCTGGACGAAGAGTTTAATGAGACTATTCGTTCACGCCACCGTGATGATTTTTCCTATGAATCATTCTCTGAAGGTGAGAAGCAGCGAATTGACCTCGCGCTGCTGTTTACCTGGAGACAGATTGCTAAGATGAAGAACTCGGTGGCAACTAATCTTCTCATCCTGGATGAGACATTTGACTCGTCTCTTGATGGAGATGGTGTAGAAAACTTATTGAAGATCCTCTACACCCTTGGAGACAATAGCAACATCTTTGTTATCTCTCACAAGGGTGAAATCTTGGACGGACGCTTCAAAGCAAAAATCGAGTTCAAGAAAGAGAAAAACTTCAGTACGATGGTTGTATGATCTAAACCCCCATGTTATGATATTACTAGTGAACTTTAGGAGATTATGATGGAACTAAGTGAATCCACTCTTACCATTCTACGAAACTTTTCTGCGATCAATCAGAACATCCTGTTTGACCAAGGCAGTAAAATCAAAACTATTTCGGAAGCAAAAACTGTTCTGGCAGAGTCCATTGTAGCAGAAGAATTTCCATATCAATTCGGGGTCTATGACCTCAATGAATTTATCAGCGCGCTTTCACTCGTTGATAAACCACATCTGTCATTTGGGGATGAGTTTGTTACCATCTCTGACGCATCTGGCAGATCAAGCGTCAAGTATTTCTATTCCGCACAAGAAACCTTGACGACACCGCAGAAGGCGATCAGGATGCCTGCCGCCGATGTTACTTTCAACTTAGACAATTCTACCCTTTCTCGTCTAAAGAAAGCAGCATCCGCTTTTGGACATAATAACCTCTCTATTACGCCAAAGATGGACGGCGTTCTGTCGCTTTCTGTAGTGGACATCGAAAACATGACATCAAATGTATTTTCTATTGATGTTGACGGCGACTTTGCGCCGGGTGCTGTTTTCAATCTCATCCTGAGTATCAGTAATCTCAAAATTCTCCCAGGAGATTACGAAGTTCAGATCACCGACAAGTTGGTTTCCCAGTTTCACCTCAAAGAACAGAATACTAAGTATTGGGTAGCACTTGAAAAAACTTCAACATTTGGAGCTTAAATGTCAGAGACCGTGACACAACTCGCAGACCTGTCTAACAAGTCTGCTCGTTCAACAGTAGCAGTAATCGACGCCATGACCCAACGTGGGGCATTTAAAGGCGAAGAACTTTCAACCATTGGTGGATTGCGCGATCAATGCATCCAGGTTATTCAGTTGGTAGAAAATCTTGAGCAAGAGCAAGCAATGGCAGATGCCGAGACCGACTAAATACTGATGGGGTGGGAGCCAGAAATAACCTCGCGGGGGACCAACGGTTAGTCCCCCAACCTTTTATTATGTTATGTGGAGAATTGAATGTCTGAAGAATATCTTTGGGTTGAGAAGTATCGTCCTAAGAAAATCGAAGACTGTATTTTATTACCTGAACTTAAACAGGTCTTTGATGGTATCGTCACCAGTGGTGAATTACCTAATATGTTATTTACCGGCACGGCAGGTGTAGGTAAAACCACAGTTGCTAAAGCACTGTGTAATGAGATGGGACTAGACTGGATTCTTATTAACGGGTCCGAAGACGGTAACATCGATGCGCTTCGCGGAAGAATCAAACAGTTTGCAAGTTCTATTTCCCTACAGGGTGGACTAAAAGTCATAATCTTGGATGAGGCAGATTATCTGAACACTCATTCAACACAACCAGCACTTCGTGGTTTCATTGAAGAATACTCAAAGAACTGCCGGTTTATCCTGACATGTAACTTCAAGAACCGTATCATTGAACCCTTACACTCACGTTGTGGGGTCTATGACTTCTCTGTAAAGCGTAAGAACCTGCCTACACTCTGTAATGAGTTCATGGTCAGGTGTAAGTCTGTACTGGATACCGAAGGCGTAGAGTACAGCGAGAAGGCAGTTGCAGAAGTAATCATGAAGTTTGCGCCAGACATGCGTCGCATCCTCAATGAACTTCAACGCAAGTCTATCTCTGGTCCTATCGAAGATGCTAACGTCAAGACAGACAACTTTGATGACCTATACAAGATGCTGAAGGAAAAAGACTTCAAGAAGATGCGTAGTTGGGTAGCGAATAATATCGACACTGATGCTAATGCAATCTTCCGAGGAATATATGATACGGCAGGGGAACATGTTCAGTCTGTACCTCAACTCGTATTGATCCTTGCAGACTATCAATATAAAAATGCGTTCGTGGCAGACCACGAACTAAATGTTGTTGCATGCTTAACGGAGATAATGGCAAATGTCGAATTCAATTAGAGTTTATACTCAAAACAACTGTCCTTACTGCGATCAGATTAAACACAAACTGACATCTTATGGTATGCAGTTCGAAGTGATCAATGTCAGTGAAGACGAAGATGGTAAGATGTTCTTGAAAGAACGTGGGCATCGTACTGTCCCGCAGGTCTACTATAGCGACGTTTGCCTAAGCACTGTGGACACTGCTGACTTCACCATGATGACCATGTTTGAAGCAATGCGTGATGCCTATGATAATGTTCGGAGATGTCAGTGTCCTTAAACCCCTTCAGTTTTCTCAACGAGATTACCTATGGTAAAAAAGACATCATGGTTGATGATCTCGCTGAGAAGGCATACAACAATTATTACATCAACCGAAGTCTTTCACATTTCAAAGACACCGTAATGGTCGCCAATGAAATGAATCGCTATTGGCAACTCGATTCCCGTCTACAATTCGATTTTCTTATAAATATAGTGAGAAAAAAGAAAAGATTTTCTAAGTGGGTTAAACCCGATGAAATGAGTGACGTGGAAGTGATAAAGGAATACTATGCCTATAGCAATGAAAAGGCGCGCCAGGCCAGTAAACTTCTCTCGTCATCACAAGTGGATGAATTAAGGAAGAAGGTTTACAAAGGTGGAAGAACAAAATAAAATCGTAGAATGGTCACCTGCTTCTATGCTGGAGGTTACGCTCAACGAACCGGATGATTTTCTGAAGGTTCGTGAGACTCTTACTCGTATTGGTGTCGCATCGCGCAAGGACAATAAACTGTTTCAATCTTGCCATATCTTACATAAGCAAGGTCGGTACTTTATTGTTCACTTCAAAGAGTTGTTTCTGTTGGATGGGAAGAAGTCCAACCTAGAAGAAAACGACGTTGCACGACGCAATACGATTGCCCAATTGATTTCGGATTGGGGTCTAATCAGTATCGACAACAAGGACAAGGTAACACCGCTTGCTCCATTGAGACAAATAAAGATTATTCCATTCCGTGAAAAAGCGAATTGGGAACTGTGTCCTAAGTATAACATTGGTGCAAAGTAGACAAACTTTGACCGAATGTTCCTATTGGTATAAATAAGGTTGAGACCGCCGTTTAGGGGTCTCTTACCTTGCTAGTCAATAGGAGGACATAATGACTGGAACTAGTAGTATCGTATATCCACGCGCTGGATTTATTGGGTTCGATCACATCTTCGATCAGCTTGAGAATATTCACAAGCATGCGAAGGACCACTACCCCCCGCACAACGTCGTTAGAGATGAAGACTTAAAGTTTATCATCGAACTCGCCGTTGCAGGTTTCAAAAAAGAACATATCGATATTGAGGTCAAGGACCATGTTCTGACCATCTCTGGAAATCGTCCGAGTCGACGTGACCAGGCGAAGTATGTTCATAAGGGTATTAGTGCAAAGAACTGGACTAAGTCATTTAGACTTTCTGAATACACAGAAGTCAACGGAGCAGATCTTGTGGACGGGATTTTGATTGTCGAATTAGAAGTCATCCTGCCAAAAGAGAAGCAGCCTCGTAAAATTTCGATTGGAAAAAACGAGGAAAAAAATGACAATACTTCTCAACTTCTTCAGGAAGGTATTTAATGCCCTTACTGAAGCAAACCTGAATAGGGCACACTTTAGACTGGCAGATTATATTCGCAATGAATATAAAACTGGCATGTCTGTTCACGATATCATGGAAATGTTAAAAAAGGAGGGATACGATGCTACAATTCGTCGGATTACTGCTTAGATCATTTACCATGTCGATCTCCGCATACGCTGAGTACAATAAAACCTTTAAAGAGTTGGCATCTCTGACTGACAGAGAACTTCACGATATTGGTTTATCTCGCGGTATGATCCACTCGTGTGCTGTAGATGCTTCAAATAAATTTAGGGCATAAACTGACATCATGTTTGTTGTCTCTATTGGTGATTATTTCACATGGAGTAAACCCAAAAAGGAAACTCATGATAGCGCAGAAGATTAATCTTCCTGTTCATGTAAGAAGTTACATATAAAAAAAGGGGCAGCAACGCCCCTTTTTGTTTTTTAGTATAACCGTTCAATGTGGAAGGTGAAGGTCTTTCCTTCGGTCGTTTGCTTGGCAATGATCTCGGCACCTTCAAAACCGTCTTCGTCAGTCCGCCCTGCCACAATGACCCATCCGAGTGTTTCTAGGTGCTTGGTCGCTTTTTGTAGTGCAGCGGGGATGTCTACTTCTTCGTAGACCATGATTTTTTCTTCGGCACCCCACTGCCCTGTTTCTTTTACCAATTCCCAAATCTTCATTTTTTACGCTGCTTTCTTTTGCGCTAGAGTGTAGTCCAAAACCCGCTGGTAATAGTCGCGAATTTCTTTGAGCAACCGAGTATCATCAAGTTTCTTGAAAGACCGTTCAGCAGTTTCACCGGTGTAACGCTCGCTATACCACCACTTTCCATGTTCCCAGAGGTAGACATACTCGGCACCACAACCGTCTGCTTCATCAAGCAGGTCTTGGTGGGTACTGACAAGTCTTGCTGACCCTTCGTTTGCAGACTTTTCAATACTTTCTTCAACGGTGTTTTCAAGACTGCTCAAATACCCCGCAGTCACAATGTCTAGGGCATTTTCTTCAGTGTTGTAGGTTTCAATCAACTTGCGACCGACACCAGCAAGGTAACCGTCATAGTGACAGTAAGCATAAGCAATTGCGGTGTCACCGGCGATAGCAATCAAAGAACGTGTAGCCATTTCAAAAACCTCTCTCAATCAACTTACATATTATGTTTACAAAATAAAGTTTACGGTGTCAACAGTAAATCACGAACTTTTTCACGATCAAATGTATCGGCACCGTGATGGATCAGTTCATTCAGATTTTCTTCGTTCAAACTCGCAACATATTTGGTGACCGCTAAACCGATCTTTTCAGGTGTCGCAGTTTCGATTGCATACAAACCGTTGGTGGGGTTATAGAATGAATCGACATAGGCAACGAAATCTGTGATTACTTTGGTGATTTCAACAATCTTTAGGTGATTCATTTGGTTCTCTCTCTCTCTCTTAGTTACCAATATTATATGCAAGGTTGGTTGTTCGTATTGATCCCCAACGCCAAAGACCACGGTCATCAACTTCATTATAAAGTTGGTTATGACGAATGTGTGCTTCTGTCTTATCAGCAAACACCTCGTTAACAAAATCACCTTTTGCGTTTGTTGCTGATACTTGCCAATTAAATTCCATGTCATTCCCCATTCATTTGTTTCTCTCTCTTGGTTACAAATATTATATACAAAATAAAAAAGGGACCGTCAAGTCCCTTTCTTAAATTATTTTTATTTTTCAGTCTTTGTTAGAGAGACATATCTTCCCAATCCACATCGCGTGGAACGTAAGATTTAATCTTTGCTAACATCTGTTTGCTCAGATCTTTTGCTTTCGTGGTAGACTTACCCGCACGTTTCACGAAGACATAGTCTGCGTCTTTGACGTACATCCCACCTTTACCAGATTTTACCACTTCACTATCAACCTTAACTTTGTTGAAGGCAAAGATGATATCACCATCCATGTATCTCTTTAACCCGTCACCCATGCGAACAATGTCTTTCATGGTAGAAGATACACCACGGTGAGTATTCAATAGAATTTCGGTTGGAACAACACGCGAACGCTTCTTGTTCTGCTGCATCGCAACTTCAATATCATTCACCACCCATACGATATGAATGTTTCTCTTTGGGTATGCTAGAGTGTCCATCTGACGAGTGATGCGTTGTAGTTTGCGTAGATCTTTCAGGGTAACATCAAAGATAATGTTTGGTTTGCGGTCTGGGTTTGCTGTCAGTACAGAAGCATAGAACGCTTGTTGGCGCTTGTTAGGAAGGTTCAGCGCATCCCCAATGATTTCGTGCAACTTAGAAACATTATCTGGATCTTTCAGATTCCCCGCAAGTTTCTTGAGGTCTGTTCCAAACTCATCCTTAACTCTTTTGTTAATCAGGTCGGATTTGGATGCCAGTTGTTTTAGTTCATCTACATCGAAAGTTCTACCTTCAATACCAACTAGGTTCTTTAGGACGAACCCTTTACCTGAACCTGCACCACCCGCCATGATGACGATGTTACCGAACTTAGGATATGCCTTACCACCAAAAGTGATAAGTTTTTCCATAAGCATTTCGGCATCGTTATAGGCAGATTCCGCCTCATAGAAATAAGATTTAAACTTTTGCACCTGCATTATCCATTCCTGGTGTTTTGTTTACATC